GCTTGTTCTTTATCTATATGGGGCAGGAAGAGTATCAGGTCGGTGTCGGTTCGGAACGAACGTTCCCCGGTACCCGAACTGGTCTTGTACTTGCTACCTACATGGGCATTCCCATCCTTCCAGATGCGGATGTTGCCAAGTCAAGCGGAACTGATGGCGTCGGTCAAGGATCATTGATCTATGCTCTGGATACAGACTTCCTTGAAATTGCAATTGCACAACCTACTCAGTACATTGAAAACCGAGACTACTTCGCGGCTAATCAGCTTGTAGTCAGGGGCTTGCTGTATACGATGGGTGAGTTCAGGTGCAGGAACTTCTTTGTACAGGCTAAGATCGGTAACCTGTCCGCTTAAATAATCTGTTGGGGGGTAGGGATAGAATCCCTACCCCCCTTCATCCGTAAGGAGGAAAGACTATGGCAATCGCACTCTCAACACCGGGAAATGCCTCTGATATGACGGGTGTTCCCGGCAATACCAAATATGTCGTCAAGACAATAACCCATTCTGGGGCTTATGGTACGGGGGCATCCCTTACAGCTACCGATTTGGGTTTGGAATCGATACACATACTCCTGTTTTCGGCTGAAGGAGCCGCTGGAGCGAATACAGCCTATATTGCTCAGTATGACTATACCAATTCAGTCCTACGTTTATACATTTCGAGTGGCAATGAGACAGCACTTGAGGAAGTTGGTTCTAGTGTAACTGTAGCCAAAGTCTTTCGCGTTATGGCCTATGGTCGATAAGCGCGATGGCAAAGATTACTAGTGATACCCAAGTTAATCTTGCCCGATACATGGAAAGACTAGATAACTATATAGAGAGTCAAGCAAGATTAAATGAAACTCTTTGTTTAAGACTTGAAAAGCATGGAGATGAACTAGATGAAATACAAAGCTGGCGATCTAAATTTTATGGTGCGAAGTGGGTTACAGGTGCAATAGGGTTAATAGCCCTCCACACTACAATAGTCCTCTCCGCTATTTTAGGTATGATTCGCTGGATGAAATAGGAGAACATTATGGCAATTTCTGATTATCTGGACGCAGAACATTGGCACGGATGGGAGATCGATCCTAGCACACGTACTAGTGTACATGCATGGACTAAGTATGTACCATTTTTTGGTGTTGTCGGTACTAATGGCGACTTTACACCCGATGGTGGTTCTGCCAGAACATCATTAATGGATGTCGATTCTGTATCCCCTGCCCATAACCTAGTAACTAATCCACGAGTGGAAGATACTGTTATTACTATGTTCACACCTATAGGGTTGACGGGTAGTAATGGAGATTTGACTAGAAGTACCGCACAAAAAAAAACATTGGGTGCGGCTTCTCTTTTAGCCAGCCCTGCCGGGGGTGCAACCGATCAAGGTTTTTATTGGACTACTCCAGTACTTCCCGGTAATGTACAAGTCCCCCGCTATCTAACCGCATCCTGTGAAGTTCGTGGATTCTCTGGATCAGGCCCAACGGTAAAGATCGCTATTCAAAGTTCAGCCGGGGTTGAATTAGTCGCTAGTTCAGCGCATACTTTAACTACTGGTTTTGTGAGAATTACCACAGCATACGCCGTTCCGTATACGGCAACCCCCGTAACATTTAGAGTGGCTGTGGTTACTGCTAATGACCATCAAATTGATTTTTTTACAGATAAACTTATGGTAGAAAATAATACAAGCGGTAGTTCAAGTACTTATGTAGATGGCGCTCTTTCTAAAACTTCTACAGGACGACACTATGAGTGGCAAGGAATTGCACATAAATCTGAGTCACGAGTACGTCCGGGGGTTAGAGTCATTAGAGGAATCCGACTTAAAAATGATAGTGCAAATCCCGTATATGTAGGGATTGATGCAGATTTAACTACTACAAATCTCAAAGAAGAAGGTGTTCAAGTTCTTCAGAGTGAGACTTTTGAAACAAATTTCCCCATAGACGCTCGTAAAAAGGTTACAGTACGAACTACAGGAGGTAACTCTACAGTACACGGTGTCGTTTGGGGTATTCATGAGGGATAGATATGGTTTCAACAGCTAAACGTACAGGTAGATATAATATTCGTAGAACCTCTGTTGATTTGTCACCCTTTAAAGAAGTTTCCGACAATTCTCAATTGACATGGTTGGAAAAGGGTGGACAAAATGGTGGGGTTACGACTCAAGAAGCTATTTCAGATGCGCTTGATGAATACGCTCGTTTATTTAAAGCGGGTATTGCCTCTAACGCAGAAAAACTAACTTTGGCTCGTGCTTTCCCTGATGCTCCTACATATATGTCTGCAACTAAAGAGTTTAGTCCCGAATCGGTTATGGTTATAGGTGGCCCTGCATCTGTGGCAATGGTTGATAAAGAAGGACATCTCATTACGACTAATGCTTTAGAGAAAGCCTTTAAAAAATATATGGATAATTTCCGTACTCGTAATGCAATGGTTCTTCATTCAGATGTACAGGTAGGATGGGCATTACCCGCATACATCACCAAAGGTGGACAAATCTATAAGAGTGGGGTAAAGGGGAAAGAACTTTTCTTTATTTGTGAACTACGAGATGATACTCGTATAGCCGCACGAGTGGCTAAACAAATTGAAGAAGGTAAGTTACGATCTTATTCTATAGCGGGGTCTGCTACAAAGGTACAGAACGTCCAGAAAGGTTTGATACCTTACATGCAAGTAGATGATATGGAACTGGCAGAAGTTACTGTTTGCGAAAAGGGTGTAAATCAAGGGGCCAACTTCCAAATTTTAAAGGCCCAAACGGGTAAAATAGATAAAGAACAGGCGGGATATAGACCCGCTACCGAGATTGAAATGACAAATAATATTATGTGTGGTACATGTAAATATTATAATGAGGACGATAAAACATGTGAAAGCGTTGATGGTATCTTTGAGGATACAGATTACTGTAAACTTTTTGAGGCTGAAGAAGAAGAGGAACGTACTGAAATGCATCCTGCTTTGATAGCTTCACCTCCTAAGATTAAGGTTCGTTTGATTCTTTCAGAAGATGAAAAGAATATAGATTTTACTAAGACATTACAAGAACTAGTACAAAATCCAGAGTGGAGTACTTCTGAAGTTCAAACACAAAGAGATTGGTGGGACTTTACCAAGGAGGACGGTATGGAATATACAGATACATTTGTGAATATAATGAAACGAGGCAGAGGAGCCGCAGGAATGCGGGAATCTGTCAATCCTGCTATGGGAAATCCCGAAGTGGAACTTGCTGAAGGGGATGAGAAACCTTCTTCAGAATTTAATCCAGCTAACAGAGAAGGTGAACCACCTTCAGAGAATCTGATAGAACACCTGATGTCGAACGATACGTGGAAAGACCTATCCCTTGAACAGAAAAGAGCCGTGTTAAGAATGGTAAATGAATCCGCTCGTCAGCGGGTCTTAGAGAAGTGCCGGGTAGACAGGGAAGGACGAACTTGCTTGGAACAGGGAGGGGTGTTCCACCCGTCGCTACACGCCGATATGGTGAAGAGGGTGATCCAAAAGTTAGAGCCTCTCGTGAAACCTTACGTGCAAATATGGCACACGCCATTCGAGAAGAGACAGAAGGCGGCAAGCGTACTCCACAAAGTATAGCTGATCGTTTTGCTGTGCAAAATGTTACACCGGGGCCGGGAGCGGGTAATGAATTAGCTACCCGTGTAAATACAGAGATGGCACGACGTAAAGCAGGCGCGACATTGACGGAGTCGGAAGCGCAAGCGGATCAAGGTATGTTCAGACGGCAAACCCCCTTCCAACAAATGCAGAAGGAAAGTCTGATGACATTAACACAACGGTTAATTAAAATATATAAAGCTAATGATGATCCCTTCTCTACGAAGGAAGCGTTCACAACTCTTAACAATGAAGAGGGCCGACAGAAAGAACATGAACAGCTTCTACGGGAATACGGTTTTCCAAATGAGATAGGGGCTGAAGCAAACAGGTATGTCCCTGTTGTAGAGACGGAAACAAATGACAAAGGCATTCCGATTAATCCACGGGGGCCGTGGGTAGTTAACGAAGCGGGTAATGATCTAGGTGAAAGTCATGACGAAGATTCTCCTAGTTTCAGTTCTTCGGAGAAAGCACAAAATCGAGAGGGAAAGAAAACTGCCTCTGTATCAAAATTACAAAAGGAGAATATCATGACACTTACACAACGACTAGTTAAATTGATGAAACAAGGGGGAGTAGGCTCTGATGTGGAGAAGCAAGGAGAAATGAACTATGCATTCAGGGCGGGAGAAGGAAGAATAACTCCTAAGCCAAAGCCAACGCCTTCTTTAGGGTCTGCTTCTTCACAGACATCAAATCCAGATGCTGGCTATAGGCAACCGGGAACAGGCCGTACAGGTGACCGTGATACTACGAATGCTTCGACTTATAGCCAAAGAACCGCTTTACCATCTACAACAACCCCTACCGCTTCACCAATAACACGGGGTTCCGCGCCGGGGGAGATGGCGGCAGGCCCGACAGGAAGTGCGAGTGGGGGTGCAGTTAAAGCGACAGCGAACGTTCGCCCTGAGCGAAAAATAAGTTCGGCAACTTGGCAAAGGAATACTAAGCCACCCGCCGCCTCTGCTACACAATACGGTGAAATAGATGAGGGTACGAATATTCCTACATCAGCACAGGCAAAGCCCACTACTCCATCAACGTTCACTCCGATGCGGGATGATCCAAGAGGAAGTGCATCAAGAACTCCGCGTGATCCGCGTGATATTATAGCGATGGAAAAATCCTATTTGCGTACTCCACCGACAGTACCTTTTCTGAGTAAACAGAGTCTGTAAACTATGCCAGCTATGTCTGAGAAGCAACAACGATTCATGGGCGCAGAACTTTCTCGTAAGAGAGAGGGTACGCACACACGTACTGGAATGTCCGAAGATCAACTTGAGGACTTTGCTTCTAAGTCGGAAGATACTGCGGATGCTACACTAATCCGTAAGGCGATTCAAGAAGTCTTTGACGGCTATGACGTTGATATGGAGAAGCAGTGGTGGAGGACTTTGGGTCAAGCCGTTAAGCCTGCTCTTACTTCACGAGCCGCAAAAGATGCGGTTAAAAAAATACCCGGAGTGAAAGGATGGCTACAAGGTTGGAGAGGACAAGGCCCAAGAATTGCTCCTGTAGAAACAGTGGGGGGACAGGCAAGACCTATAGGTTCATCGGCGGCTGATAAAGCCAAGCAGATCGCATGGGACAAGAGGAAAGAACTGAGGTATGGAGATAGGCTGGGACAGTGGCGTACTGCGGGTGGACAATTTGCGGGAGATGCGGGGCCATCAAGGGTGTCAACATTAGGCCGACAATCACGCGAAGCTTTCCAGACAGCCGCCGCCACCCCCGGAAAAGTTGCTACTGGGCTTAAACGTACCACACTTAAAACTCCTGAAGGTAGACGAACCGCTCTTAAATACGGTGGTAGAACTGCCGCCGTTGGCGCTCTTGCTGGTGGAGTGACAGCAGGAATTGCGAGTTTGAATCCCGGCAGTCAGTCTGAAGGAGAAGGATGGAACGATCCGAGTGGACAAGAACTCAGTGAATTGGGGCCGATTGGATCAAAACAAGAATCGATGACTAGGATTCAACAACCTGAACAACCGGGAACAGATGTTGAGAAGCCGAAAGGTAAACGAGGATGGATGGGTCGTAAAGAGGGGGGGCCAATGATCAATCAAATGTCTCAATCCTATACACCTTCTATGCAACGGATGATTAAAGAAGTTATCGAGAATGCAACAAGCCCTCAACCCGCTATGTCAATGCCAACAACATCCGCAGAGATGCCAGCGGCAGTTTTTAATGACAGTATGTTAGAGATCATGGGTAAGAATTTACCGCCCGTTCGGATGAAAGTGGACGATCAAGATACTGATGTACAAAAAGTAACGGAAGGCGTAATGGAAAAATTGGAAAAGCAGGGTGAAATGCAAACAGATCAAGCATGGCAATCGGCACAACAAATTGGACAAGATGTCATTAATTCGGCAATGAATAACCCGCACATGATTCCGGGTTTTGGGCCTGCAAAGAAGCTATGGGATAAGATGCAAGGACAACTTCCCGCATCGGCTATGGATACGTTAGAATTTGATGCAAATGATATGCCTCTTGATCCTAAAACGAAACTTGCTATGCATCCAGAACAATTAAAATCATTCTATCAAACGGTTATGGGAAGTGAATATGGATCATTGCGAAGTGGTGGAATAGAGGCACTTAATCAAGCGAATCGTGATGCTGAACTAGAGGCACAGGGAGGCGAAACTACATCATAAAATGAAAAAGATTTTAAGTATACTGTGGAAACATATAAAAAATTGTGACCTTTTTAAGGGAACATATAAACGCGAAGATACTATTGAATATTGGAAATACATAGAGCATATAGATCAGCCAGTAATAAAGAAGAGGCATTAAAATGATGGGAAAATTAAGACCACAAATATTTTTAGCGATAGTATGTGCAACAGCATTCAGTTCGTTTGCTTTGTTTATCGGAATGCAAATGGAAGCCGTTGAAATTGTGACAGCTATAGTTGGTGGACTGTTTGGATTCTTGGGGGGCGTAAGTCTTAAAGTTTTGGAGAATGAATAAGGAGATTAATTATGCCAGTATATAATTATGAAAACCCAGTAGAAATTTCCAAATCAAATTATAAGTGCCATAAGCATGGAAATATTTTTGGTAAAACTGTTAGTATTATAGAGGGTAGTAAAGGACGTAAAGACTTTTGCCTACCTTGTATGGTAGAATATTGGGAGGCGGCTGGGATTACAGCAATATCATTTTAGGAGGAGTTAGATGAGCCTTACACAACAGGAACTTCACGAGAAAATTTTATATCCTGTCACTAGGGTTAGGGCAGGCAATGCAGGAGGAAGTGGGGTATTAATCTATTCCCAACCTGATCCAAAGAACAGTGATAGTTTTATTAATATTGCTCTAACTTGTCAGCATGTTGTTGATGGGAACATCAAAGTAGTTGATGAGTGGGATGCAGTATTGAAACGACAGGTAAAGAAAGATGTCATTGATGAAGTCACCGTAGAAATTTTTGACTACGATGGTTCTAAAGTAGTGTCTGCAAATTCTACTACTGGAAAGATTATTGCCTATGACAAGCAT